TACATTATTCCAAAAATCCATAAGCGAGTTTTTAAGCTTGTCAAGTTTTGGCTTTAATTTTTCATCAAACCAACTTCCTAACTGCTTAAGCTGTGCAATTACATTTACTTTTATAATGTTTGCAAAAACTTTTAATTTAACTAAAAGCTTGTCAATAAAGTCTCTGAAAGTCTTGCTTTTCTTGTAGGCAATAATAAAGGCAACAACTAATGCGCCAATGGCAATAGCTACCAAAGCAATTGGATTTAATCCTGCTGTAAACTTTAATAAGCCGCCTCCGGCTTTTATTCCGTCTGTTAGTTTTTTAAATGTTTTTATGCCTGTGTTTACCTTTGTGATTACATTAAAAGCAGTAAAACCACTTACAATACCTGCCAAAACGGGAATGATAATGCTTGCATTGTCTTTTAAAAACTTTAATGCTGTGCCTGCGGCATTAACGGCTTTTGTAAATACTTCGCCAACCTTTTTACTGATTACATCAAGCTTGCCGCTTTTCTGTAGTGCTTCCATTGCATCGGCAACTTTTTTGATAATTTCTTTTAGCTTTTCAAGAGGACTGCCTGCGGCAATACTGCCATCAGAAGACATTCCTACAATCTGTGCCAATGCCGATTTTGTAACGCCTGTAACGGTAGACCATAAGCCTTTCACTGTTCCAGCTTGCTTTTCCATGCCTCCTGCAAATTTATCTGTCATTAATGCAGTCAAAGCATCATTGAATTTTTGTTGGTCTACTATCTGCCCTTTGTTGTTCACAACCTGTTGCCCTGTAAACATTTTATTTGCTTTATCAGCTATCATAGTCTTTGTTATTCCGAACTCTTTTACAGTTTATTACTACACCATCAAAGTGCGATTAGGTCATTTCTGCCTAATTCTCTATGTCGCCATAGAGTTTGGACTATATCTTCACCTGTTCTAGGTGTTCGGCATGCCTTATACAATTGCTTGCACAAGGTGGGTTTTATCGCCATATCTCTTTAATAAAAAAGAGACGTAGGCTTCCCCTAGTCTCTACACGTTCAAAGTGATTTCTCACTCAGCTTCGCTCGGTATTGTGTTTGATTTTTAATATTCCTTTTCTGTTGCAAAACGACTTTATTGTATTATATTTTATATGTGGCAAATTTTCTTTAAAAAACTTTTCCCCACTAGCAGGATAGTTTTTTAATATAAACGCTGCTTCTTCTTTTTTGAAAACTGTTTTCCTGCCTTTTCTCAATCCCAGTTCAAATATTTTATCAGACAAAGAGCCAGAAGTTCTTCCCATTAATTTTGCTAACTCATTGTATTCCATCTTATCATAATTTTCTTTTATGAATTTCACTTCTTCCTTGGAATACCTTTTGCCTGCTGGCGGCTTTAATTGCGGTTTTAAACCTTTGAGCAAATATTGATATTCACTCGGAACCTCGTGCCATTGATGGCTTCCTTGCTTTGCGTGGCAGTTATGACAAACGCATATTAAATTGTCTAAATCATTAGCTTTTTTATAATCATTCTGAAAAAATCTAAATGGTACTTTATGATGAACTATCATGTTATATTCTTGTTCATCTCCAGTTTTTCCACATATTTGACATGAATTGCCGTCTCTTTCTAAGGCTTTCTTCCTTTGACCGAACCAATTCTTACCCCTATAATTTTCATATCCACCTGTCCAAAAGTTGCAATTTTCGCCTTGATGAATACCTTGTATTCTTTCATACTCACCCTTGCACTCTCTTGAACAAGTTTTTTTAATATCAACCTCATAAGGATAACAATAAAAGCCATTGCCACATATCGGACACTTTTTATACGTGCCCTTCTTTTTAATTAAGTCCGTTTTGCCAGTTCTCCATTTATGCTGACACTTCATGCAACAAAATATATGTTTCCCTCTTTTATCTTGAGGTCGTGCATAAAATTCTTTATTGCAATTTTCGCATACATACTTTATCTTGTTCATTATATACTAAACTCCTTTACCTGTTTGTGCATCTATTATACCATGCCAGATAAAGAAAAATCAAACATTTTCACCGAATTTACCGACTATATTTTTTAGCATATCCCTATGCTACGAGGCTAAAAGTTAACCTCTCTAATTCTCCGGTCTGTGCATCAATCAAAGCCTCTGTCGCTTGGTCATAGCTTTTGTTTGTAGCCGCTGCCATATCTCCTGCAAGAGGCAGCCACTTTTTAGCGCTCATTCCCATAGCTTCAAATTTTGCAGCACCCTCTACTAACTCACCGCCCTCAAATGGTGTCTTGTTAGCTAAATCCACAGCATAAGACATAATATCAGCGGCTTTTTTTGTATCTTTTGTGGCTGTTTCAAGTTGTAGCCTATAACCTTCAAGGTCGAACGCCTCTTTAAAACCTGTGCCTATTGCCAAACCTCCTAATACAGCACCGACTTTCGCTATTTTGCCGGCTGTGTCTAAAAATACTTTGTTGGCTTTTTTCCCAAAAGCACTTACTGTATTATTTGCCCTCTGCATTTGCCTTTGCATTTGTCTTGTGCTGCTTGTGGCATTTTCAACTTGTGAAGAAAATCTATCCCTTAATGATAATAAAACATTAATACCATGATTAGCCAAGCATTTTCGCCCTCCTTTCCAGTTCGATTTCCATAGCAGCCATATAAAATAGTTTTTCGTAACTGCTTAGATTAACTAAATCTTCAAGTTTTTGACCACATTGCAGGTAATGAGCTATCATGTATAGTTCACCATCCTGCAATATTAGTTTTTTACTTCTTTTTCAACTTCTGCATTATTCAATCCATAAAACTCAAATATTTTGTCTGTTATATCGCTTAAAGTTGATACATTATCATCAAATGCAGCTGTTACAATGTCGTAAGGCTCAACGATTTCATCAGCATAGGCTTCTTGAAGTTTTTTATCCTGCATGATAGGGCATGATTTATATATAAGTTCTTTTTCAAGCTCTACGCTTTCGCTTGTATTAGGATTTTTCCCCATACTATCCATCATTCTTAAAACAGAAGTTAAAGGCAGCTTTTTAACTGTAAGTACACCTATAGGTGTTTCTATATCCTTGTATTTGAGTTTGTCCCTTTCGCCCTGCTGTTTTCTTGCAATAAGCTGTTCAAGTGTGATTTTTTTGTTGTCCATAAATAAATCCTCCTTTTATACATTAAAAAAGCACCTATCAAAGATAGATGCTTTAAAAATTATTTGCTTTCAGGTGATACAATTGCTTTTATTTCTTCGTCTGTCAATCCTGCCGACTGTAAAAATGTCATTCGCTTAGAGATAATATCAAGTGTAGATGCGTCCATTCTTCCTATATAGTCTTTTGCATCTGATAGGTATTTCATTTCGCTTTTATCCATATATTTTATAATATCATCAGCTATAATGTTTGCATTTGCTATATAGGTTAAACATGCCATTTGATAGTCACTTCCTTCGTCACTTCCTGTACTTGGAAAGCTCAATTGAAGCGAAGATAATGTGCTTTTAGTATCTTTACATGTATCATATACTGTTAAATCATCGGCTTCTCCCTGAGAACCTTTATTAACAGCATCTATCATTTGCTGATAGCTTTGTTCGGCTGAAAGTATTGCGTCCCACATTTGAGTATCAACCTTTTTTGCATCCTCTATGTTAGCTTTATTATCGGCTTGCTTTGTTTCCTCTTTGCTTGCCGTTGCCTGTGATGTGACAGCCTGTGCCGCACTGCTTACCGGTGCATTAGCTGCAACGGTTTTTGTATCTGTTGTAGGAGCTTCTTTATTTCCTCCGGCATATCCTCTTGCCTGTCCTATAAAGACAAAACAGAAAATAACCGTTACAATAATCTTTGCAGCCTTGCCCCACGTCTTATATTTCCACATTAAAAATATTCCCAACGGTGCAAATACAATAAGCATTAAGATAACAAACCACGTTTTTTGATAAAACTTTTCCTTTTCCATAACATTTCCTCCCTGTTTTGGTAATTTATAGGGATATTTTACCACAAATCAAAGATTATTGCAATTTAAGCAGAAATTTTGTCAAGATATTCAAATCCAGAAGCCTTAAATGGTACTTCTTCTTCACCTACTGCCTTCGATTCGTATTTCATAAGTGAAAGTTCGTCAAAGGTCACGCCTGTAAGATGTATTCTTTCCGCACCATAAGCCGCAGGGTCTTTAAGTCTTGCAACTATCTCGATGTCAGGCATTACTCCACTCGTTATGCCGTCCTCTAGCAATGTACCGATGTTATCGTCTGTCTTGTGCATTGTGATAGTTCCCTCTACTGCATACCCCATATATTTTTGTGATGTGCCAAGTTCTCCGGCAATAGTTACTTCTTCATAATTGAGTGTTACTTTCGCTTCAAAACTTTTTACATTAGCGTAGTTTACGCCGTTTATCCATACACGCCCAAAAGACCCGTTAATAATTTTGTTTGAATTATATGTACTTGCCATTATTTATCCCCTCCTTAAGCCATTGTGATATTGAATGTCAAATCTTCGATAGCGTCTAGTATCTTTATATCCCCTGCAAGATAAACATTAGACTCAAATGTCATGTCCTTTACTTTTGCATCGTCCCATGTTGCAGCCTCCGACTTAGATACAA